CTATTGACGTTGGTGATATAGTGCTATGTGTGTTCTCCCAGAGATCAACAGATGCCTTCAAAGCTTCCACAGGGAGTGATACCTACACACCAGACGACAAGCGGAGGTTTAGCATCAGGGATGCTATTGCAATCCCCGGCCTATTCCCCTTTAAAGATTCTATCAACGATCCTGCAAAGCGTAAGTGGACCCACTCAACTAGAGATATGGTTATCACCAACAACATAGGTGAGAATACAGAGAACGAGGTTCGCTTAAAAGAGAACGGTGACATTGAAATGAGGACTGACCAAGATTTCTTTGCTAAGTTTAATAACGGTGTTATCGAGTGTAACAACCTGACAATAGAATCATCAGGTTCCTTTATAATTAACTCAGACACAGTTAATGTCAACGCAACTACAACAACAATTGATTCACCACTAATGTTAACCAGTGCAACTATTATCAATGCACCACTTACTGTGAACGCACTCCTTAGTGTGGTTGGTGGGGATGTTATTGCTGATGGTATTAGTTTAAAAACACACACCCACACTGACCCACAAGGCGGCACAGTCGGGCCACCATTGTAAGGAATCATTATGGATATATTATTAAATGAAGATACCCAAGACGCCATATTCGTTAATGGTTCAACCCCGATTACTGGTGGTGTTGGTGACAGTCTTAAACAGAGACTAAAGATAAAGCTACTCACTTTCAAAGGTGAATGGTTTCTAGACACCAACCACGGAACACCTTACTTTCAACAGATCTTTGGGAAGGGGAGGTCTAAAGGTTCCGTTGATCTTATATTTAGAGAATTGATTGATGGTGACAAGGATGTAAAGAACATTCTAAAATTTGAGTCATCAATCTCACCAGACAGAACGTATAATTTGTCTTTCACAGTAAGCAATAAATCAGGTCAGACAGTAGAAATACAAAACTTAGAGGTAGGCATATAATGGCAGGACTAACAACAACAGGTTTAGAAATAAAACGACTAAGCCAAATCCGAGAAGATTTACGGAAAGAAGCTACCGCTATATTTAGTGATCTTGTTACAGAGGACGAAGTTCTAGACACAAGTGACGCATCTACTGTTGGTAGATTGATTGGGCTTGTAACACCGTCTGAAGCAGACTTGTGGGAGACAATCCAGCAAGTATACTCTTCTTTCGACCCAAACTCTGCTTCAGGTATCGCACTAGATAACTTAGTAGCTTTGTCAGGTATTGTTCGTCGTAGTGCAACAAACTCCACAGCAAGACTCCTACTTACAGGTGCCTTCACCACAACTATCTCTGGGGGTAGTCTGGTAAGTTCAAGCTTTACAAACAACAGGTTTGAGATTCCCACAGACGTTGTATTAGATCAAAACAATGTTGTTGGTTTCTCAACTAAGATACAGACGGTCATTGACTCAACAGACTACACGATCACCTACAATGATGGTACAAACTCTGTAGACCTTACCTACACTTCTGGTGTTGGTGCTACCGATATTGCTATCCTGAATGGCCTAAAAGATATTGTCAACGACAACTATGGTAGCGTACTCACAGCCACTGTAACTGGTGCTGTTCTAAACATCATTGCTGATGACCTTGTTACCCAAACAAGCTACACTGTATCAGCAGAGTTGTTCTTCTCTTCTATTACGAAGGGGATTACATCCCAAGCAACAGTGGCTGGCCCTATCGAACAGAACACTGGGACAATTGACTCGATATCTACACCAGTTTTTGGTTGGAATTCAATCAACCAGTTTGAAAGTGCCAGTTCTGGATCTTTGAGAGAAACAGACTCAGAACTAAGAACCAGATTTAGTGGGTCTAAATTTGTAAGAGGTGCAAACATTCTTGAAGCACTTACTTCTGACCTACGAGGTTTATCTGGTGTTAGTGATGTTATCATCTACGAAAATCTAACAACAAGTGTTGATGCCAAAGGAATTCCTCCACACGCTTTTATGGTTCTTATTCGAGGTGGTCTTGAGTCAGAGATTGCTGAAGTTATTTGGTCAAACAGGCCCGCAGGTATTACAACATTCGGGAATAGTACGTACCTTATCACGGATATCTTTGACAATCAAAAGGAAGTTAACTACCAGAGACCTACTTTTCAAGATATTTATATAAGTTTGGAAGTACAAACCGATAGCAGCTTTCCACCAAATGGTGCAGAACAGCTTAGGTCTGCCTTGTTTGATTACATTAAGTCTCAGTCAACAGTAGGTCAGGATGTTGTCTACTCCAGATTGTACACGCCTATTAACTCAATTCCGGGTCATGAGGTAAATTCACTGTTCATTGGAGACTCTGTGAGTCCTTCAGGAACCTCTAACATTGTTATTAACTTTGATCAAGTAGCAAAAATAGAGATTGGTAATATTGAGGTTGTTCTGGCATGATTGACTCTACACCTATTGCAGTTTATGAAGGAGAGGAAACCCCTTTCCAAGAAAACGATTATCTAGCGCAAGCTACAGAGCTTACGACTACTCAGTTTAAAGACCGAGACATCTTTAACAGGTATCTACAACTTTTAATCCAAGGTCGTGTTGAACTTCAACTAGTAATAAAAGACATTATTCAAAAAAGAAGTCTAGACTTTGCTGAAGGCGAACAACTAGATGTAATAGGTCGTATTCTTGGTCAACCTAGGCAGCTATTTGACAGTGTTATCATTAGATACTTTGGTTTCCAAGGTGCTACTGGTGCATCACCTTATAAGGAAGTTGCAGACACTGAAAGAACTTTTGGTCCTTGGAAGGGTGTTAAAGATAGCCTACTTGGTATTCGTGAGTTAACTGACACAGAGTACAGAAGACTTTTGCGACTAACTGTCATAAAAAACACAACAAAAGCAAACATAACTTCATTTAATGATGGTGTTAGACTTTTATTTGGTGTTGATACTATTGACTATCAAGAAGAAGTTCCACCAGATTACGCAGAAGGTGCTGCATCTATTACAATAAGTATTGGAAGAGATTACAACGATCCTGAAAAAGCAGTCTTTCCCGGTCTAGATGAAATAGCACTTGCTAATAGATTTTTAGGTAGACCTCTGGGTGTTGGGGTTCTTTTCCAAGATCCTATCACATTTTCTGGTAGCTTTGAAGCACAGACTTATGAACAGTTTGTATTCGGCACAGGAGGATCTACTGCGGAACCACTAACAGCGCAATCTTTTGAACAAGTTTTCACGCTAACAAGACCATACACAGACACATACTTTGATGAAAATGGTGACGAGCAAACAGCAGATATTGATGAACCAAGATTTGGTTACGAGGAGTCTTCACAAGAGCCTCTAGGTCTTTGTATAAATGGACCTAATGAAGTTCTTACCCATACTTGGGGTCTTGAAGTAAATGACAGCCAAGGTACTTTTCGGATTGCTCTTACTCATGACAACAGAACTGAAACTGAAGCTGCTTTTATTATTGAAGGCCAAGGCATTAAGATTGTACTCTTCAGAGAAGATACTTATTGGAAATTAAGAACTGAGTGGGGTGTTTCAGAGAGTTACGAGGCTCTTATTACACAAGCAACATCAAGTTCAATTGTAGCAAATATTTCTTATACACCAGAAGGTGTTTACTTCGCTATAGATAATGAAAATAGGTTCGCAGCCATTACAGGGCCGTTTGGTCAAACAAATATCAGATACTTTGATATGAGAATTGGAGGAAGTTTTACAACTAACGTAGGGGATGTTTACGGACACTTCAACGGGAAGGTAAGAGAAATTGTCTACCTGAGACCGTACATTGGGGTGAACGAGAGAATAGTTCTCAACGGAATACAAATAACAACAGAAGAGTATGAAAGAATAATAACAGAGTACGGTGGATTGAACCCACCAGATCCTGTTGAGATTTTTGTATTCAGCGGTAGCAGTGACGCCACAGTCAATAAAATTAACTCAAGCGGCACTGAGGTGTGGAGTTTCACCGGGCACACAAACGCGGTGCTTGCTGTTGCAGTTGACTCCTCTGGTAATGTGTACAGTGCTAGTCAAGACGACACAGTCAGAAAGATAGATTCTGACGGTAATCAGGTGTGGAGTTTTACAGGTCATACAGAATCCGTCTGGGGGATTGCAGTTGACTCCTCTGGTAATGTGTACAGTGCTAGTCAAGACGACACAGTCAGAAAGATAGATTCTGACGGTAATCAGGTCTGGAGTTTCACCGGGCACACAAGAACTGTTTACGCCGTTGCAGTTGACTCCTCTGGTAATGTGTACAGTGCTAGTCAAGACGACACAGTCAGAAAGATAGATTCTGACGGTAATCAGGTCTGGAGTTTCGCTGGGCACACAGGCACTGTTTACGCCGTTGCAGTTGACTCCTCTGGTAATGTGTACAGTGCTAGTCAAGACGACACAGTCAGAAAGATAGATTCAAGTGGCGCACAGGTGTGGAGCTTCACTGGGCACACAAGCACCGTCGGGGGGATTGCAGTTGACTCCTCTGGTAATGTGTACAGCGGAAGTTTTGACAGCACCGTCAGAAAGATAGATTCAAGTGGCGCACAGGTGTGGAGCTTCACTGGGTACACAAGCACTGCTTACGCCGTTGCAGTTGACTCCTCTGGTAATGTGTACAGCGGAAGTTTTGACAGCACCGTCAGGAAAATAGATTCAGACGGTAATCAGCAGGTATGGAGTCCCACAAGCAATACGAGCACCGTCTTTGGTGTCGCAGTCGGCCCCGGCGGGTAATGTTATAACAAGACAACGAATAGAATAACGGCACTCCGGTGCCGCTATAATTTTAAGTAAATTAAACGAGGAAATAAAAATGGCAACATTAGG